CTGACGGGTATGGGTTCAAGCGGTCGCATTCGTGTGCTTACGCACAATTAGTAGTAGTGCACATGAATTTATTACACGAATCAGGGAATACGTTTAACTAATGTAATACTTTTGCGCTTGCTACGGCGCTTACCAAGTTCACTCATACTACAGATTGGACCGTGAACTATGGTGAGGCTTTTGTTATTAAAGGTTCTAAGATAAACTTTAAACGGGTTCCAATCTTCTTTTAAAAACATGTTGATGGGTATTAATCTATTTGATTCCCACCACCAAGTATCACCTAATTCTAAGAATTTATCACGTAATTCAGGGTGTATGATTGATCCATAATCATATATAGTGGTGACAACATCATCACGGTTTTGCACTATTCCTACGTAATCTTGACCAGCATAGGAACAAACGGTGATGAACGGATGATTTTCTGTTAATCGTTTAAAAAATTCGTTTTGAATCATTTTTATTATACTATGGGTATTTATACCCATTTGTTTTCCCAATATAATATTTCTTATACTAAATATAGTATAGGAGCCAAATCGTGTACAGTACAATCGTCTATCAATATATACCAAGACAAATCGTTGTAGTTATTATTGGCAATTCACCAAGGAGATATCAAAACGTGTATAGTAAAACCTTAAAATTGCATAAGGGAGTTGATAATAAGTTACAATTCCAGTTCTTAAATCAAGAACAAAAACCCGTTGATATCACCGGGCAAGAGATAACCATGAGATTATTAAGTTACGATGGTAATATGATTCTGTATCAAACTACACTTACACCCACATTGGCATTAAACGGGATAGCAGAATTTTCAATCACAAATAGTGAACTTGCTATTATGGATAGTCAAAAATGCTACTATAGTCTTGAATTCCCGTCTGGTGGGTATGACTATCCTGTATATTTGGATAATAATGCCGGCGCTCGTGGTGTTGTTGATATTGTCGATAGTATTATTCCACAAAGATCGCATGCTGATATTATTACGATACCATCCTATCCTACATATTATGGTGCGGCCGTCACTTATCACAGTTCTATATATAGTACAAAAGATGCTCCTGTACTAACAATTCAAGTATATATGACTGGTTATACCGGTAGTATTACTGTTCAAGGTAGTACCGCTGGAACTACAGATTGGTATAGTGCGTTGAATTATTCTTACTCTAATGAGACATCTACTCAAGGATATGTATTGTTAGGTTATCATCCATATATTCGTTTGCAGTTCACCAGTACTGCAGGTAAAGTGGATACCATTTTAGTAAAATAATATCCGTCTTCATTGCTATTTGATACATAAAGTATTATAATAGTAAAATGTTTGACATATTATCATTAATACCCGGCAAGAAAAGACAAACATCTGCCGGTTGGTACAGTTTCAATGCAATATGCTGTTACCATAATGGCGGGCATCGTGCCGATACTAGATTCAGAGGTGGTATTAAAACTAATGGATCTAACGAATGGCTAATGCATTGTTTCAATTGTAACTTCAGTTGTGGGTTTAAATTAGGTAAACCCATAGAATATAGAACTAAGAAATTCTTAAGTTGGCTGGGTGTTGATAGTGTTCAAATACAACGATGGAACTTAGAAAGTCTTCAACATAAAGACTTATTAGATTTTAATTCTCCTACTAAAATTCACAGAATAAAATTTGAAGAAAAAGAATTACCTTTGGGTGAACTGCTTGATGAAAACAACGAATTACACAAAAAGTATGTAGATTATCTGCACATGAGGTGCATAGATATTAACAGTTATCCATTCATCGTAACGCCAGATGAAACAGGACGCAACAACAATAGAGTTGTAGTACCTTATACATATAAAAATAAAATTGTAGGACATACAAGTAGATTCTTGGATAACAAAACTCCAAAATACATAAATCACCAGCAGCCTGGATATGTTTTTAATATTGACGTTCAGCTCAATGATTGGAGTGTGTGCATAGTCACCGAAGGGATATTCGATGCATTGAGCATCGACGGGGTCGCATTAATGCATAATGATATTAGTGATGAGCAAAGTAAATTGCTTGCAACATTGAATAGACAAATCATATTTGTTCCTGATAGGGATGATTCAGGATTAAAATTAACTGACCGAGCCTTAGAGTTAGGTTATAGCGTTAGTTTACCTAAATGGGAAAAGGATATAAAAGATGTAAATGATGCAGTAGTAAGATATGGAAAACTGCCTACACTATTAAGTATATTGCAAAGTGCTACCAATAGTAAAATTAAAATAGAATTAAGGAAAAGACAAATTGTTAAAGGATTATAATATTGAAGTGCAGAAATATTTTCTGCGATTGATGGTTACAAATAGCGAGTTATACACTAGGGTTATGAACATTATGAACCCTGATAATTTTGAAAAGTCATTAAGGCCTGTCGCCGCTTTTATCAAAGAACATAGTGACAAATATAATGTTGTACCTGATCCAACGCAACTAAGTGCGGCAACTGGTATAAGTATAGAACCAATAACAGAAATGATTGATGGTCATAACGAATGGTTCTTGGATGAGTTTGAGGCATTTACACGTAGACAAGAATTAGAAAGAGCGATTCTTAAAAGTGCAGACTTATTGGAGAAAGGTGAGTATGATCCAGTTGAGAAACTAATTAAAGATGCAGTACAGATTAGTTTGCAACGTGATATGGGTATGGATTATTTTGCTGATCCCAGGGGGAGGCTTATGCAACTTAAAAGCAACAACGGACAAAATAGTACAGGATGGCCTTCAATGGATAGAAAGCTCTATGGAGGATTTAACAGAGGAGAACTACAAATCTTTGCGGGAGGCTCTGGGTCCGGAAAATCTTTATTCATGCAAAACTTGGCAGTCAACTGGAGTCAAGCGGGATTGAATGGTGTTTATGTATCATTAGAGTTGAGTGAGGGGCTTTGTTCAATGCGTATTGATAGTATGATGACTGATACAAGTAGTAGAGAAATCTTTAAAGACATTGATAATGTTGAGATGAAGGTAAAGATGATACAAAAGAAAGCTGGTATGTTACGTATTAAGTATATGCCAGCACAAAGCACAGTCAACGACATTCGTGCATATTGCAAAGAACTAGAAATTCAAACAAAGAAGAAAGTTGACTTTTTGTGTATTGATTATTTGGACTTAATTATGCCAGTTAGTGCAAAAGTCAGTCCAAGCGATTTATTCGTCAAAGACAAGTATGTTTCAGAGGAATTAAGAAATTTAGCAAAAGAATTAAATGTGTTATTCGTAACTGCTAGTCAATTAAATAGGTCTGCGGTTGAAGAAATTGAGTTTGATCATAGTCACATTAGTGGTGGTATATCTAAAATTAATACTGCGGATAATGTATTTGGTATATTTACAAGCAGAAGTATGAGGGAGCGTGGTCAATATCAGTTACAATTGATGAAAACACGTAGTAGTTCTGGGGTAGGTCAAAAGATTGAATTAGCATTTGACGTAGAAACCTTAAGAATTACTGACCCTGACCCAGATGGCTATGGGGAACAACAAGAAAATAGACAATCTCAGCCCAGTCCAAGTGATATTATGAGTAGATTAAAGCCACAAAGTAATGTCACAACCGTAAATGAGGGTGTTCACACAGAAATAGAACCTGTAAATAAGCACATTCAAGCAGATGTAGGTAGCTCAAAACTTAAAGCAATGCTCAACAATCTGAAAAGATGATAAATACTAATAGGATATCTATATCATGCAAAAGAAAACTCGCAGTTTACTAGAGGAATTAGAGGCTATTGGAAATAATCGTGATACTAAACATATCATTGAGAGCCGTGCCCATAACATAATTACCAGTGCAATTAATCTTTTAGAAATGATTAACAAGCATTATGATACTGAGAAAGCTCAAATATTAGAGCGTAAATTGTTAAGTGCAATCAAAGCGAGAGATCAGGATAGATTTTCCAAAAGTATTAGGAAAAAAAATGAAAATCAATGAAGTTGTGCTTACTGAAGGTGTGTGGGACGATATTAAAAATACCACTAGTAATGTAAAAGGTATAGTCTCCAAAGCAGGAAATAATGCAAAACGATTCGTGCCTACCGCAAGTCAACTTAGAACTACTACAAAAAAACTTGGAGCCACAGCAAAACAATTTGGAACTTCGGCAGCCAATGTTGCATCTAATGCAGCCGGTCGGGTAGGCGACGCAGCCGCTAAAGCACATTACACATTGACAGGTAAAGCAGGAGTAGGTAAAAATCTTGCAACACAACAATATTTTGTCAAAGATTTTATTGGTAAAATGCGTTCCGAATTAGCCGCATCTAGACAATCTGGGGTTAAACCAAACACAAATGCCATTATAATGTCATTGGCGTCTAGTCAGGGATGGGATATAGCAAATAGCCCATACAAAGCACAAGTTCAAACTGCAATAAAAAATGTAGATACTACTAACTTCGGTGGCACTGCGGTTAAACAATTAGGTGCTTTGTTGTACCAAGTAGCTACTGCTAATGTTGCTACAAATACACAAGCAGGCGCAGGCACACAAGCGGGTTCTGGAGTTGCATCTGCAGGAGGCCAATATAAAAATCCATTGGCAAATACTATTCTTCAACATAGTAATGATCCAAAAGCACTTCAAGCTACAGTATTCCAATCACTTGGTGTTTTGAGAAAAACTAATCCAACCAAGTACAGTGCAATTGTTTCACAATTGAAAAAATTACCAACTACATAATGAACTCAATTAGAGATTTAGTCGTTAAACTTGAAAGTCTAAATGAAACTGTTATCAAAGAAGATAAAGGTCATTTAGACCATCCTGAGGATTCTATATTCATAGGTGGAAGTAAGTACGCCAAAGCAGCAGTTAATGCTATGGTAACAACAGTACAAAATCCTGACGTAGTTACAATTAAATGGGACGGGTATCCAGCATTAATATTTGGTCGTGGACCAAATGGTAAATTTGCAGTTATGGATAAACATATGTTCAATAAAAAAGACGGTGCCGGAAGAATGGCATATAGTCCTGAACTGTTTCAAAAGTATGATTTAGAGCGTGGGGTAGATCGTTCTGGGTTACATGAAATATTAAAGCATATATGGAAAAGTTTAAGTAGTGAAGATCAGGGCTCAGGATATTATTGGGGTGATTTATTATTCAGCCAACCCTTACAAGACGAAAATGGTTTATTTAAATTCCGTGCAAATCCAAATGGAATTACATATACAGTAGATACTAAAAGCGAAATAGGTATGTTACTCAAGGATAAAATTGCCGGAATAGCAGTACATCAATACATTAGACCTACTGCATTATCAACAGATGAGGCTACTAGTTTAAATGGTAGCATAGGACAATTGAAAAACAATAGTAATGTTGCAATTGTCCCTAGTAAGATGCCAGTAGCACCTAAATTAAAATATAGTGAGCAACAAAGAACTAAAGCGTTGCAACTAATAGACCAGTATGGTCCTGCAGTTGATCAATTATTGGTAGCCCCTGCAGGATGTAAAAGCTACCTTAATAGTAATTTGTTTACATCGTTTATCAATAAAAAAGTACGTGAAGGTAATTTTCAAAATCTATTGAAAGATTTTATGGCATTTGCATCTAGTAAACAAATTACTGATACAGTAAGAAATAAGATGTTCGGGTACAAAGATCCTGCTACAAATAAGAAAGTTCCAGGACATTTTGAAGTCAATAAGCAGGGATTAATAGGCGCATTTATGATTTGGAGCGCTATCTATAACATGAAATCCCCCATTGTCAAACAACTTGACAAAGCAAGTAAAAATAGCCCAGTTAAAGGATATTTAGAAGACGGTACTCAAACTCAAGAGGGTTATGTAGCCAATGGGTTCAAATTCGTAGATAGAATGGGCTTCAGCCGTCAAAATCTCTTGGGACGTTGACCAAAACCGACATTTTTTTGTGCCAGGCATAAATATATGTATGAGGTCTATATGAACTCAAATTTTTAAAGGAAACATATCATGACATATTTTACAAGATCACACGGTGACTTTCAACCAGTATCAAACATGGACGCAGGTTCATATGCAGTTGGTTCAGTTAATGCATCAACTTCAGCAGCTACAGTTCAACCACAAGGTCCAAAATTAGAATTCTTCACTATCACATTGGCTAACTTAGCTACTGACGGTTCAGTATTGAAAGCAACTATTGATGCTATTCAACAATTGGCTACAGTTTACATGTACGAAGTAACAGACACAACAACAGATACACTAGCAGTTGCAGTTTATCCAGTTGGTGCTTGGACAACAGGTACATTGAATACTGCTACTGGTGGCTCAACAGCTTACTCAGCAACATTCACAAACTAATTTAAACATTAGTTTATCAAAAAACCCGAGAATTTCTCGGGTTTTTTTTCCTTTATAAATACTGTATGAGAATTCGTTGCTATACATTATTTGATATTACCAAGACAGGGATTGTTAATCGTAAATCTCCTATTAATGGTAGTCCAGATAAATTAGCCGAATGGGAACGTAAAAGAAATACACAATGTAATTTAGATACAATAGTCCAAATCATATCTTTGCGTAGTCAGCCTGAAAATATATCAACTCCTGCACAACACGAAGGTTCAATTAATGAGTTTGGATTCATGTTTATAGAAGAAGAAATATCTAATCATTGGTCTTTTGAATTTGATATTATACATAAGAGTGTATTTGATGATGGGGTCAACCCTTTGGGATATTTGTACAATGATTGTGATACAGTTCCTATGATTAAAGTTGATACAGAATGGTTTAAACTTCCGAATTTTTTAGATACAACCCCTGAATTGAGAAATATATATTTTGAGGTAATAACCAATGAAGAAGATGAATGAAAAAGAAATGTTTAAGATTTTTAAACGGTTACTAGATAAAGAAGAAATCAGCAAAATATTTAATGATATTATTGTACAATATCCTACAGGTGAATATGAACTATATGGAAAATACAGTATAATCAGTTCAGATGGTTACTATATAGCCAGTAAGCATTATACACATACTTCTAAAAAATTTAACTCATTAAAAAACGCAGTAATTTGGACTACCCTAGATAGATGCAATCAAATTACAGAATCTATACGTCTTTTGGAACTAGATTTATTACTAGCAAGTACATTAGAGCATATCAAACTACACGAAAAAAACTATAAAAATGCTAAAAATTTTGAAGTTCTTACTTTAGCTGACACAAAATTACAAGAAGAAAGAGTAAGAAAAGCTAGGATTATGGTTGAGTTAGACCATTATGCTAACATGACCAGTAGATGGCAGCACAAGCAGTTCAACAACTTAAGTGCAAAATAATTTATATAATGATAAATACTTTATAAGTATTTTGGGAAAAACCATATGAAACTAACAGAATTTAACATGAAACCATCTTTAGTCGCTAAAAAAGCTCTAAAGGAAAACTTTAACACAAATATCAATCTTGATAATTTGAGTCTATATGAGACATCTAAAATGTTGCGTAAAGTTAAAGGATTGATGGCTGAAATGAAAGCATCAGACAATGCATTTACTAGCGAACAAAATCCTTCATATATGAAGTTAATGTTCATGGAACAAGCATTGAATCATCATTACGGTGATTTGAAAACTCAACCTATGTACAATCAACGTATTGTTGTAGAGAATGAAGAAGTTGAAAAATCTCAAGTTGTTTTAGCAGCTAATGAGATGATTGACGAAATGCAAAAAATGATTGAGAACGTTTCTGACATGTTGGTTAAAGAATTACCAGCAGTTGTTGACGGAGTTAATGCTGAAATTGGTACTAACGAAGGTGAACAATTTAATAGTCAAGTAAGCGAAGCATTAACACAATTGCAAGCAGCATTGACATCATCTAAATCAGGATTACAAAGTGCATTAGGTGTAATCACTGGTCAAGGCGGTGGTTTTGAAGGTGGAATGATGGGCGGTGCAGAAGAGCCTGAAATGGGTGCTGATGACTTAGGTTTAGGTGATGAAGAAACTCCTGATCTAGGTGATGAAGGTCCTGAACTACCAGAAGAGCCAGAAGAAGAGCCAGTGCCAAACGTAGGTCGTTCAACTCGTTAATATATGAGACTCTTTGAGTTTGTTGAAGATAACCCTCTACGTGTTAAGTTGACTGCGGTTGCCAGTGAACTTGAAGATGATTTTAAGGATAGTGGTAAGACATTACCACTAGATGAGTTCTTAGATATTCTACGTAACGAGGGTGTTCAAATTGATAAAAGTGACATATATGATGTCATTAAAAAAGAACCTTTAGTCAATATCATTGATAGCATTGAGCAAGGTAATGTTATCTTTAAGGGTCAAGTAGATGATAATGGTGAGTCTGAACCAACCGACAACGAACAAACCCTACAAAAAATGGCTAGTAAACAACTATCCAAATAACTTGCACACAGTATAAAAAAGTATTATAATACTTTGATGTACAATCCAAACAAATATAATTATCAACCCATGCAACGGGTAGAAGTCGATGGTAAGCGTAGATATCTTACTCCCGACGGTGAAAAGCTCCCAAGCGTTACTACAGTATTAGACGCAACTAAATCAGAAGAAAGCAAACAAGCACTTGCTAACTGGCGTAAAAGAGTTGGTACAGTTCAAGCACAAGCAATTACAACTGAAGCAGCAGGTCGTGGAACACGAATGCATAAATGGCTTGAGAATTATGTAAAGACAGGATACACAGGAGACCCAGGTAGCAATCCATACAGTATTCAAAGTCATATGATGGCACAAAGTATTATAAAACAAGGTATGAACAAATGTACTGAGTTTTGGGGTACTGAGGTTGCATTATACTTTCCTAAAATATATGCAGGCACTACAGACTTATGTGGTGTGCATGATGGTAGTGATGCTATTATGGATCACAAACAAACAAATAAACCTAAAAAGCGTGAATGGATTGATGATTACTTTGTTCAATTAGCGGCTTATGCTAATGCACATAATGAAGTACATGGCACAAAAATACGCAAAGGCGTTATTTTTATGTGTGATCCCACAGGATTATATCAAGAATTTATTATAGAGGGTAATGAATTTGAAAAGTACTCTAATATGTGGTTTACTAGACTAGAACAGTACTACTCAAAGTTCCTTTAGAACGTGATAAATAGTATAATCTACTAAAGGTTATACTATGGCGATAGTCCAGATTTCAAAAATTCAGCACAGAACAGGTGCAAACATTGATTTACCACAACTTGACATTGGGGAAATCGGTTTTGCTACTGATACTAAATTAGCATACATTGGTAATGATCCATTAATAGATCCTCCACAAGGGATTTCTCCTTCTGTTACTCAAATATACACAAATAGTGCTAACTGTAAAATTAATGCTAGTCAATTAACAGGTGTTTTTGACACTTCTATTGGTAATATAAAAATTGAAGGTGGATATAATGGATATGTCCTACAAACTGATGGTGCTGGTAATTTAAGTTGGACTGCACAGACCGGTGGTGGTGGAGGTGGCGGATCAGTTGCTGGTAGCAATACTCAAGTTCAATTTGCAAACGCAGGATATTTTGGTGGATCACCAGGATTCACATATGATTATACAACACAAAACTTATATGTAGGTGGTAATATATCTACTGCTGAATTAACAAGCACTGGTAACATTACTGGTGCAAATGCTAATTTAGGTAATTTAGTAACTGCTAATTACTTCAGTGGTTCAGGTGCAAATTTATTTGCAATACCAGCAAGTAATGTTGTGGGGCAAGTCGGTAATTCAGCATTGGCTGCTACTGTGTACTCTAGTGCACAGCCAAATATTACTAGTGTGGGGTCACTAGTTGGGTTAACAGTTAGTAATTCTGCAGGTAGTATTAATTTTGTTAATACTGCCAATGTTAATTTAGGGTCTGTTAGTAATTTACACATTAGCGGCGGATTACAAAATTATGTTTTATCTACTGATGGTTATGGTAACCTTGCTTGGATACAACCGCCTAGTACTAGTTCTGGTGGAACACCCGGTGGTTTAAACTCACAAATTCAATTTAACAAGCTAGGTGTGTTTGGTGGTGATTCGTCACTTACATTTGATTCGGCATCTAAAGTATTATCAGTTACTAATGGCATCTCAACGGGCAATTTAACAGGCGTATTAACTACTGCCGCTCAACCCAATGTCACTAGTCTTGGTACATTAACTGCATTGAATACTACAGGAAATGTTACTGGTAATTATATCATAGGCAATGGTAGTCACTTAAGTTACATCGCTGGTGCTAATGTTACCGGCTTTGTAGCAAATGCAAATGTAGCAAACTCAGTTCTTTCAATAGCAGGTGCTAATGTTACTGGGCAAGTTGCTAATGCATTGATTGCAGGCACAGTTTATACTCCTGGGCAACCTGCTATTACATCAGTTGGTACACTAACTTCATTAAATGTCAGTGGCAATATTACAACCAGTGGTTATTTTGTAGGTGATGGAAGTCATTTAACAAACTTACCACCAGCCACAGTATCTAGTATTTCTGGATCTGCCGTATCGGGACCAGTTGCAAGTGCTACACATGCATCAAGTGCTGATAGCGCATCAAGTTCAACATTAGCAGTTACTGTAAGCGGTAATGTGCAAGCTAACATTACTTCAGTTGGTACATTGTCTACTTTAACAGTAAGCGGTGCTATTGGTATAGGTGGAGCTGTTACTGCCGGTAGTAGTATTACTGCTGTAGGTGACATTACTGCTTTTTATAATTCATCTGATATTAGATTAAAAGAAAATCTTGTACCTATTGACAATGCATTAGATAAAGTATTAGAACTTGCAGGTTATTATTATAACTATAAAGGTAAAAATGATAAATTGGTTGGTGTATTAGCCGGCGATGTACTAAAAGTACTACCACAAGCAACATATCAGTTTACTCCGCCTGGTGTACCTGAAAACAAAGAAGATCCTTACTTAGCAGTAAGATATGAATTATTAGTTCCTTTACTAATCGAGGCAGTTAAAACTCTGAGCGATCAAGTTAACGAATTAAAAGCGTCTAATAAATAGTACCTTTGTAGATAAATACTAACAGTTCTACTCTTAATTGAAAAGAGTTTATGCAGTAAACCCACTGCGTAGGCCCTAGAACGGTCACATTACAAAGGAGAAAACAAATGGGACGTGCTCTACCAAAGAGATTTTTCGGAAACGTAAACACCAACGATACTGGTGATAATAGAGATACAGATACAAATAGTTCACATGAAGGTATCGGTGGTCAAGGTGTTACTGGTTTCGCTGCTAGTAACGGTGGTAACTACATTAATCGTTTACCTACAATTGCAACATTTTCAGCACCAACTTTGCCTGGTGGACAACAAGCAACAGGTGTAGTTCACAGTAACGCACAAAATGCTAGTCCAAATGCAAAAGGTACTGGATATCAAATTGGTGATATTTTAACCGATGCTAATGGTTCAACATGGCGTGTAACTAAACTACGTGTTATTAGTGCGTCAATGAATACATCTGGTAGTAATACTAATTGGGATGGTACTGAGTGGATTGTTTGGGATCAGTTTATTAACAGTCACTGGACAAGTCCTACTATTCTTAAAGGTATAACTACAGACGGTTCAGGCCATCATTTGACAGGTTACAATGCTGGTGCAAGTGTATACGGTGTATGGGATGGTACTGATGGTACACATGCCCCTACTACTGCTCAAGCTATTGTAGGTGGACCTAACTCACCAAGCTCAACACCAAATTATAATACACGCGGTAATGGAGACTATAATGGCTCTGGTTCTGGTGATAATAATGGTGCAGGAGGTTCAGTTACATTTACATACGGTGTAGAAGCTGTAACTTTAGTAAGTTCAATTGACTATGCGTATGGTACAACATATCAATATGGTGCAAGTAATACAACTACAGATAGTGGATCTGGTACAGGTGCTAAACTTGATGTAGGTTTTTGTATTAGTTATCTACAAGTTACTGATCCTGGTTCTGGCTATATTGGTACAGAAACAATTGCATTCACAACTGCACCAAACGGTGGTGAAATTCTTGCAGTTGGTACATTGACATATACAACTGATGATAGTACACCGTATGATGCTGAAGCATTCCCTGCAATTATTGCTTATGCTTATGTATCAACTGCAAATCAAATTGCTGACATTAATAAGCAAGAAAGCACTCGTCAATACAAGGTAACTACTGCTGAAGGTACTGGCAAGTGTGTACTTAAAGCAGGTACACCAAATGCAATAGGTGAGATGAGTATTAATGCTACTGATAGTGCAGGTGGAACATATTGGGTTACTAAACTAACTCACAATTTGGTAACATTAACACCAAATACAGGTTCACAATTTGCAGACGGTACTCGTACACAATGGGTATTAGATACAGCTGTTAGTGGTGTATCAGTTAAATTAGATAACGCTTAAGGAACAGAATCATGGGAAGACCTCTTAAAATCGCAAAATACAATAGTGATACATCTCAGTTAATAGATACTGGATATCCTAATGACGGTACAATTAATAATACATTCAGTGATGTAGAACCAGGCGTTGTTGGTGGTAGTAATACTACTTCTCCGCATGATAGTTTGTTAGTTCAAGCTAGAGTAAAGATTGGTTCTAATAGTGAAGCTAATGGTTATATTTTACGTCAAAAAGCCAAACATAAATTTTTAGTAACAGATGGTACAAACACCGGTGTTTGTACTTTAGCTGATTCTAATAATTCAAGTTTAGCTAATGATACTATGACTATTACAGTTACTAAACATGATTCAACTACAGTAAGATTGCAATCAATCACAAATAAGTGGGGATCAGATTTTGATGGAGTAAAATATATTTTATCATTCAATCAGAATAGTACTACAATCACAGGTACAACTGCACAAGAAGTATCAGTTAATAACTGGTGTTAATTTTAAATTAACAATAAAAAAGCGCCCTAGGGCGCTTTTTTTATGAGGTTTTGTAATTTAGTTTGTACAACATCAAAGTTTACTGTATTGAATAGTCCGGGATGCAATGGTTTTGGATAGTGTTTGCTATCTACCCAACAATACCCTACGTGTTCATTGTTTAATGCAGGCATGAATTCATTTTCTATCTTACAAAAGAATGTATGATACGTGAATTGATTGTTGACAAATTTTTGAATTGGAATGAGTTTGGCTTGCTCAGGGAAGAATGCAATTTCTTCTATACACTCACGTTTAACACCTTCAAACAATGTTTCACCTTCATCTATTTTTCCACCTGGAATGCCCCAGTTACCAATGTTCTTAGAATCATTGCGTAGTAAAAATAAAAATCTTTGTGTGTCATTGGCGTAAAAGAATACGCCACCCGAATTATTCTTCATAGTATGATTTATCTATTATGAAGTTGACCATTAAATTACTATATTATAATCACCTTGGTCATACCATCCTTCGAAGGATTTTGTCCAAATGCCTTCGGCAAATCTATATTGTACACCTGATGTAATGTTAGTAACATACTCTACATTAGGTGCATTTACGCTATCAAAATCAACAGACCATTGACCTGTCGTTGCACTATATTGAATGATATCATTTGCATTTGCAACAACACCTCCCCAAACACTATAGCTTAAAACTGAATTAGTATTACTACCAATTGGTTCAACAATCAAATAACGTTGACCATCAGCTACAGCAGGTAAGCCTTGACTAGGACCTTTTGCTTGAGGATTGATAATACTATCAACTGCTTGTAATGTGTTTTGTGGTAATGTATCAACGTCAATATTATAAATTAATAATCTATCATCAGTAGGATTAAATGCAATAGTACCCACAATGTCACTGGTCATGTAAGGATTTTGTAACCATATTTGACTGATACCTGGACGGACAGTACCGTATACATTTAGTACACTAGACCAATAGAGTTGATCATCTGGGTTAGGTGGTAAATCAATTTGTTTATTATCGGGATTGAACGGTTGGTCTGCTCTGATAATTTGTAATGTATTGCCTATCAACAATATTTTATATCCATATGGTGTGATTTTCTCACGTGTGCCTAATAACAATGCATCATCTTGCATATCAGTAAGCGCATTGCCTTGAAATATGCTAGCAATAATTTTATGAATAATACCAAGTTTCTTGATTTTACTTGGGCTACTAATCCATATAGGCATATAGAATTTCCATGACATTACGTCAATGGGATTAGCACTACCAGTTGGTATACTACGGCTACTAAATGTTAATCCATCTTGGTATACTACGCTTAAACTTGTCCAATCAATAAAATTATCAGTGCTTTGAATTTCCATACTAGGATTAAACAATACACCTAATTGTTCCAATAATTCTAATTTTTGATTATAGTTAGTTGTCCAAAAGTCCACAGTAATTCTCAATGTGTAAGGTACTGGCATAATACGTTCTACTGTAAATGCTTGCCCTTGTGTAGGTTGTGTTGTACCGGTCACTGGATCATATGAACGTTGTCTTACATTCAGTTTATCTAAAAAGTATGGATCTTGTGTGCGTTGTTGGTCATACTCTACACCAGTGATATAATAAGTTATCATAGGCGCACTTGGTAAACTACTTGGACTATTATTGGCTTGTTGTGCAGCAACCATTCTACTTGTGTCACCATACTGAATTGGTACACGTACAATGATATCATTACCTGCCGGGTCTTTACCTTTGGTAACATTCCAGTCACTGAACACCCGGGCGAATTGAATAAGGAATCTCCTTATTTGTGAATCATAAAAGTAATTTGCCAATTTATTTCCTTAGTTATAGTTATTTAGTGTTTATGAAATCTACCAAATACAGGTAAGGTAACTTCTTTGTTGCATACATCACACCATTTTTTTATTTTGTTGGGGTCAATTCTACTAGAACTATTGAACGGATGTTTTTTATTTTCTAACATTTTTTTATGTATCTCTTAATCTACATTAATCTTAAGTATGCTTGAAAGTGATTGTACTTCTGGTATCGTAGTACCATTTGTAAGAGTTGTGACATTGCTATTATTAATGAATGAACCCAATTGAGTTTGATTTTGATTTAGTCCACCTGAAACTCTGTTATTGACGCTTATCTTGACCCATAATGAACCATCCCAACGGAACATCACTTGCGGTAAGTAATCCAATCGTAAGAAGTAATCACCTGTGGCCGGATTAGAAGGGAATGCAATACCAGACTTGAAGGGTAAACCATTAGGTGCAGTACCATCACCTACTAAATAACCATCCGTATAACCATATCCTCTAGGAGATGTTCTAACAATGAATGTAAATCTAGGGTCTTCGTCCGCTCTAAAGTCCATTATGTTTGTATCAACAATTAACGCCTGATTAAAAGAAGGTAAACTAGGATCTTGCCCTGCATCTGAGTATGTATTGTCACTTGTACCATACGGTGCAGTGATAGAAGAAAGCGCATGCGCTGAAATAACAAAATCACCTTCTACTTGACCCGAACCAGTATCAGTTCTTTCAGGCGCAAGTTGAACAATAGATAAACTCACTCTAACTAATTCATTTAATAATTCACGTGAACCTATAGGTAAATCTTGAATTCCGACCAGTGCCGCAGGACCAATTCGTATAAAAGGACTTGGACCTAATGTTACAACAGTACCTGTTGGTACAGGCGCGCCCTTTACAACAGTCAAATTAGCAGGGGGTGCAGGTTTGCCTGCAGTATCAGTGGGTGCCAAATACAATTGACTTCTATCGTAACCCAATTTAGGTACAATTCTAGCGGCTTCTGATATCATTGCATCATTAACTTGAATATTTTGATTGTAGCGACCAATAATATCTTTGAGACTGTCAGCAGTATCTAGCGCCCAATATGGTGTATTCACTACATATTGACCTGTTGCTGGATCAAGAATTGTACAAGGTGTCCCCACTGGTACATTTTGTTGTGCAACATAATTTGTGTTACCATAACTAACAACATAGCCTGGTACATATGTAGCAGTCTTGCTCCAGTCTCCCAAATAATTATCTGTGCTTGTTGGTGTTTTAAGAATGTTACTAAACTCCTGACTATCTACTAATGGTTCACATTTGATACGCCATAGATGTGGGTACCAAGTTTGACTAAAACCCTCACTAGCAAAGTTACCATCAGTAACTTGATAATATCTACGTAGGCTAGTCGGAATAGTTTCATTCAACGGGTGATAATCTGTTAGGTGAGGTAATTCAAGCACATCACCAACCATTAACTTACGCCCGATCAATTCAATCATTGTGTTATAATGTATTGTTATGAAGATGATATCGTTGTTTAAAAATAATCCAAATTGACTCAAATCAAAGTCTAGATTTTGTACATTATAGTGACCACGTATACGATAGATATTATCATCATATTGGCGATCACGATTTTCTAGAAATAATAAGTCTTGTATATTAGTAGGATCTAAACTAGATCGTTGTGGTATAGACAAGCTAGCAGTTGGGCCACTATCAGCTATGCCTACATATTTATGAATGTATAAATCCGTAGCACCTACTTCCAACATTTCCGCAATTGTTCTATCAAAGAATCGGTAGTCGTTACTTTTTTCTGATCTATATAGTGAGAGTTTTGGCATTATTTAATCCAATTTATGTAGTATTTATCAAGGAATTTTGAACTATGAGATATCCAAAATTTTGACATTAAATAAAGATTGTGTTATAATTACACATTATCGTTAAATAGGAGTAGATATGGCGACAAGAAAACCCAAAAATACAGACGATCATTTGGTCAAAGCATTAGATCCTAGAGATGCTGATACTAAGTACATGGGTGAGGAACCTTTTTTCGCACTACAACCTGACGCAGAAGGTAGAACTTTAGCATTAACTAGAAGTTTTACATGGTACAATCGTTTTTATGGTAAGAAAGATGCTAAAGAGTTATTATGTCTTTATTTAGAACATCATAACCGTGAAGTTGAAGCCAAATACATTCGTAAAGTACATGAAAATGAAATGCTAATGACATTGTGTTGGTTGGCACGTATGAATATGCGCGGATTAGAATTATCTGAGTATGAAAATCTGACATTAGAAAATGAAATTTCTAGATTGAGTAAACTTGTACACAAGCCCGAAGTTGTTGAAAAAGAAAAAGATATTAACAAACCTACAATTCAAGACTATTTGCGTGAAAAGGCTCGTGATGCCGCAGGTGAATTAGAAGGTGCTTTTGATGAATTTTTTACTACAGGTAAAACATCTACGAAAACAGTAGATATTGTTGCGAAATTAAATGTTACACCTCAACACATTCCTTTGATTGTTGATGTATGGAAGAAAAAACAAATTGAGTTTGAAACACTTAATGAGACTGATGACAAAGAACTTAAAGAGGCTTATGGTAATTTAGGTAAGATTCAGTTGCGTAACATTCTTAAGTACATTGAACAAGTATTGGGTGACTTGAACAGTTATATTAGTATTAAGAAAGCAAGCAAAGCTCCTCGTAAAAAGAAAGCAATACCTGTTGAAAAGATTGTAAGTAAACTCAAGTATTTGAAAGAATTCAAAGATGTAACTACAAAGCTTGATTTGACAAGTGTACATCCAACTAAGTTACACGGTGCAAGTGAGGCATGGGTTTATGATACTGCAAAACGTAAATTGCATCACTATATTGCTGATGATTATTCTAAGACTTTTACAGTTAAAGGTAACACAATTCTAGGTTTTGATACTGCTACAAGTGAAATCAAAACACTTAGAAAACCCGGTGAACAACTTAAAGAGGTAATGGGAAGTAAGCCTGCGGCTCGTAAGTTTTTCAAAGATATTAAAGCTACCCCGACAGTACCGACAGGTAGATTCAATGAAAATCTAATTATATTGAAAGCATTCTAATGACTGACATTGAAAAACGAATGCATGAGCTGATGGTTCCAATAGATAATTGTATTCAACTAACCGATGATGAAAATGAACTATTGATGTTAGCCTGTGCAATGTTACAAAGAACACGTGAAATTTTTGATGACACTATAGGTGAAAGAGGAAGAAAACAAATGTTTAAGGAAATGATATGAATATTGATTTAGAAAAATATAGTAAGTTTGTAGAGGCAGTTACCTCAAGGGAAAGTAACAATTATGATTATCTAGCACCTAGAATTAATGAGTTGCGCAACGGTGATCCTAATATCAATCCTAGTCTATTGTTGACTGCATGTCTAGGTATGGCAGCCGAAGCAGGTGAGTTTATTGAGATTCCTAAAAAGATTTTCTTTCAAGGAAAACCCCTAACTGATGAAAATATCTTTCACATGAAACGTGAGTTAGGTGATATCATGTGGTACTGGGTTAATGCATGCAGGGCACTTGATCTAGACCCTAACGAAGTCATTGCTGAAAACGTGAAGAAGTTAGAATCACGCTATCCCGGCGGTTCGTTTGATCCTTATTATAGTGAAAATCGCCAAGACGGTGATCTTTGATACTTGAGTATTCTCCAGATAAATACAATATCTGGAGAATCACATGGCAGTTGTAAAATTAGACGAACTTAAAGAACAATTATTTCAAGGCTTACGCTATCGTTTAGGTGAGGGTATTATTGACCTAGAATTGGATCCTCCTCACTTTGAAGCCGCATACAATTACGCACTAAAAATATACCGCCAACGTGCACAAAACGCCACTGTAGAATCTTATACATTATTAACACTACAATCTTATGTTGATACGTACACACTTCCCAGCGAGTTTATCAATGTACGACAAGTATTTCGTAGAACAATTGGTCTAGAAACAGGTCCAAGTTCAAGTTCATTCGATCCATTCAGTAGTGCTATTCTTAACACGTATCTATTAAATTATAATTATGCAGGTGGTTTAGCAACATATGATTTTTATGCAGGTTATATTGAATTAGCTGCACGTATGTTTGGTGGATATGTTGTTTACACATTTAATCCAGTGACTAAAGAAATTCGCTTAGTAAGAACTATTAAAGGTGATGGAGAACAAATTTTGATATGGGCGGACACTCAAAGACCTGAAGCAGAATTGTTACAAGATCCAGGTGCCGGCGTTTGGATAGGTGATTTCACGTTAGCTACATTAAAACTAACGTTAGGTGAAGCACGTGAAAAATTTGGATCAATTGTTGGTCCCGGTGGCGGCACAAGCTTAAACGGTACTGCATTAAAAGCAGAAGGTCTAGCCCAACAGAAAGATTTACTAGAAGACCTCAAACGTTATGTTGATTACTCCGCTCCCTTAACGTGGATTCAAGGCTAACATGAAGATCAGAGAGTTACTAGAAGATAGGGATCCAAAATCTACCTATCGTACGGGAAATTGTGATACTATGGCATTTGCTCTGCACAATTTGACAGGGTTACCTTTTGGAGCTTGGGCAGGATCGTATTATGATGACTTTACGGAAGAAACTGAATACGAATTTTTGTCATTTATGTGTAGTGTCATCATTTGATAATCAAACTTGGCTAGACGTTGATGGATTACATCAAGGCATACCTGATAATTGTTATTTTTCAAATCCAGTAGAAAAAATTGAATTAGTTCCTTTGTCTAAGAATGATGCCGCAGAATTGTTTACATCAGATAATTTAGATCAACGCGCAATAAAAACAGCAGAACAATTCATTATGCGAGATCCCAATCTGTCAAAATTAATGAAATAACATAAACGCTTTCTTTTTTCATGCTCCTGTCATATACTAAGTGTCTGATAGGAGTTTTTACATGATTAATAGTAGCACATTTATCTTATCCTGTTCGCATAAGTAAATGTATGAGTCAAGAAATTTTCCTACAGAACAAATACACTAAGTGGTACTACACTATTGTAAATAACGCAATTACTAGAGGTCATATAGAGCCAAACGAACAGCATCATATCATACCTGAATCATTTTACTTGAATCGCAAAAGAAAAGGTGCTCCTGGCACTATTTTAGGAGATGCGAATGATATTACTAATTTAGTTTGGCTAACACCCAGAGAACATTTATTATGTCATAAACTTTTAGTTAGAATGACTACTGGTAAATTTAAAACTAAAATGTTCAACGCACTCCACATGACCTGTATTAGTAGTAATAATCAACAACGCACTATAACATTAACTTCCAGACAATATGAACAAATCAAACTAGAATTGCGAAATAGATTACTAGGAAAAACATACGAAGAATTATATGGCAAAGAAAAAGCAAGATTGATGCGAATTGAGAAATCAATTGCTAACACAGGGCCAAATAATCCATTCTATAATAAACAACACACTGAACAAACTAAACAAAAGATGTCTGCTAATGCGAGTAAACCAAAGTCCAATGCATGGAAAGAAAGTGCATCTAAAAATAGAAAAGGAAGAGAACCCTACAATAAAAACAAAACATTTGAAGAATTGTATGGTGAAGAACGAGCAGCCGAACTTAAAAAGAAAGTTGCTAATATTGGTGAGAAAAATGGTTTCTTTGGTAAGAAACACACAGATGAACAACGACAAAGAAAAAGAACCGAAAAACTTGTATCCCCTAAAATAAAATGTTATCATTGTAGCAAAGAAATTGACAGCATGAACTATGCTAGATGGCATGGGGATAAATGTAAAAATAAAAAGGAAAATATATGATTGTCGGTGTGTGTGGTTTCATCGGTAGCGGCAAAGACACAATTGCCAATTATCTTACTACATTTCATGGATTTAAAAAAGAAAGCTTTGCTAATAGTCTTAAAGATGCAGTAGCACATGTCTTTGGTTGGGATCGTGAAATGCTAGAGGGTACGACAAAATCTAGTCGTGAGTGGAGAGAACAAGTAGATCCTTGGTGGGCAGAAAGACTTGATATGCCTAATCTAACTCCTCGATGGATTCTACAGTACTGGGGAACAGAAGTATGTCGCAAAGGCTTCCATGATGATATATGGATTGCCGCATTGGAACACAAGCTACTAAAAAGTACTGACAATGTAGTGATATCTGACTGTAGATTTGCCAATGAAGTAAAAGCAATTAAAAATGCAGGTGGCATTACAATTAGAGTAATGCGAGGTCCTGAACCAGAATGGTATGATGCAGCAATTCAATATAATAAAGGACCCAATGGTAACTCATTGTGGGCATTAAGTAAAGCAAAACTAGAAAAACTTAAAATTCATGCAAGTGAATACAGTAGTGTTGGATTGACTTACGATTATTACTTAGAGAACAATGGTTCTATTGATGATTTATATAAACAGGTTGAATCAATAATCAACTTGTAAATCACCTCTACGCCAATTGACATCTTTTCTTTTAACAACTTCTACGCAGTTTAAACAAATAGTTCTTAAATTTGTGAATTCAACATGTTCTAGATTACCGTCAATATAGAATACTGTCATTTGACTAGGATATGAACACTTGAAACCACATAAATCACATGTGGTTTTCTTTTTATAACCCTTCTTTTCCCAATTTGCTATTTTAGATTTGGTCTTTACCTTCTTAGATCCGCACTCATCACATATACTACGATAGTGTGTGACACCGTCACGTTTATAGTTGACGGCTCTATAGTTTTTATTACATTCTTTACATATAGGTCTAATCATCATGTATTTAGATTAAAATAAACCTTCGAAGGTTCAGATAACCAGCCTTTTTCTAGCAGATATGCTAAATATAAGTATGATAAGGCGTTTGAGCCTCTCAATTATAACTTAAAGGAAATGTAAAATGGCACTAAATTCACCTGGCGTAGAAGTAGATATTATTGATCAGAGTCAATATTTACCAGCTGCCTCAAGTTCAGTACCCCTGCTTTTATTAGCAACAGCAAACAACAAAGCTGATTCAACAGGAGTTACTATAGCCGCAGGAACTCTCTCTGCAAATGCAAACAAACTATATCAAGTTACAAGCCAACGTGATTTAGTTAATTTATTCGGAAGCCCATTCTTCTATAAAACTACAAATGGTACACCTATTCATGGATATGAACTCAATGAATATGGTTTATTGGCAGCTTATTCATTATTGGGTGTAAGTAATCAATGTTGGATTTTACGTGCTGATATTGATTTAGGTGCTTTAGTTGGTAAAATCTCACGTCCAATTGGACCCCCACCAGATAGCACATATTGGTTAGATACAACAAACTCAACATGGGGAATTTATGAATTAAATTCAACATTGCACAGATTTGATGCAGTAACACCAATTGTTGTTACTGATACAGCAAGTATTGTGTCAGGACCTGATTTATATGGTACTCCGTACCCATCAAATACATTAGGTAATATCGGTGACTACGCAGTTATCCCATTATTGCCCACACAAGGAATGTTGTCTAGTTCAACTTATTTTTATAAAGGAATGGACAACACATGGCAAAAGGTTGGCAGCAGAGATTGGAAAAATAATTATCCAGTAGTTTCAGGGTCAGCTGTAAATAGCCCATTAGCTACAGGTTCGTTTACGATTACTGTTGTTGGTAACGGTAAACCATATACATTAACAGTATCAGTTCCACCATCAACCTCAATTGGTAGTCTTGCTACAATCATTAACAGCTTGAACGCAACAGATATTCATGCTGAAGTTAGTTCTGGCGTTTTGTCATTGTATTATTCTGAATATGGTTCAGGTAATTATATTACAATTGCAGCAGGTACTGGTTCAGTATTATCTGATATCGGGATTGATGCAGGTAACTACTTTGCACCTGATGTATCCTATGGTACAAGTGCGCAAATGCCATTATGGACAAGTAGTCAAGATTATCCAAGACCAAGCGGTTCTGTATGGATTAAGACAAGTACTGCTGGTAATGGAATGAACTTAGTATTATCTAAGTATAGCGCAGCTAATGCAGCTTTCCAATCTGTATCAGTATCTAAATATTCTGATGAGTTGACTGCAATTGCAACATTAGACTCTTCAGGTGGACAAGCTATCCCAACAGGTAGTGTGTTTGCTATGGCAGGTAATAGTACCAACGGTGGTTTAACGCCAGATGCTGGTGTAACATTGTTTAGTAGATTGGTAACAGGACCTACTATTGTAACTGGTTCTACCCCCAATCCTACAATAACTTCAGGTAATGTATTGACCGTTGTCGTATCTTTGCCGGGTACTAATCAAACGACAAATCCTTATTATATAACAACAACAGGAACTGATGCAACATCATTTGTCTTAAATTGGGGAGCTTTAAATATTCCTTATACAAAGGCACAAATTACAACTGATGGTTCAATTCAATTGATTCATACTTTAGGTGGTGAGATTTATTTGAGTGATTTGACTGCAGCAGGTGAAAGTAACGGGTTGATTAATCAATTAGGATTTACATCAGTTACAGTAGGTGTACGTAAAGGTATATTGGTTGACTATAGACACTCTGGTATCACTCAAGATGAAAGTTCAGGTTCAGGTATAAATGCTACATTTACTATTCACAACTATAAAGGTGAGTATGTCATTGAAGATGCTACAAGCGTAGTTACTGCTGGACATCATTATCAAGTAGGCGATACAATAACAATTCATGGTAGTCAATTAGGTGGACTAGATGGTGTAAATGACCTTAGAATGGTGGTACAAGCTGCACCCGGTGGTGCATTAAGTCAAGTATCATATTTGTCAGGTAATGCTAGACCATTATATTTTACTGCATTGTCAAATTGGGTTGAGTTAACATATATTGCTGAGTTAGGTGCTCCTGCAGCAAATCCAGTCAATGGTACATATTGGTATTATAGTACTGATACTGAAGTTGATATCATGGTTAACAAGACAGTTGCAGGTGTACCTACTTGGGTTGGATATAAAAATACAAACTATGATTCATTGGGTCATCCAAAGACTAGTGGTAGCAACGCAACTGATCCAATTGGTATTCTTATATCAACTACTTCACCAACTACACAAAGCACTGGATCTCCATTGTCATATGGTGATCTATGGTTGAATGCAAGTGATTTAGAGAACTTCCCTAACTTATCACGTTGGACACAAGTACAAGGTGTGGATCAATGGGTATCTATTGATAACACAGACCAAGTAAGTTCAAGTGGTATATTATTTGCTGATGCACGTTGGGGAACTTCAGGAACAGTAGATCCTGTAAACGATCCTATTCCAAGTATCAATAGTTTATTGACAAGCAACTATGTTGATTTAGATTGTCCTAACCCAGAATTATATCCACAGGGTATGTTGTTATTCAACACACGCCGTTCAGGTTATAATGTTAAAGAGTTTAAGACAAATTACTTTACACAAAGTAACTATCCTAACGCAGGTGGAAGCTTACCTCAGTATTCATATACTTGGGTAAGTGCTAGCGGTTTGAAGGAAGATGGTTCTGCATACATGGGCCGTAAGGCACAACGTCATATGATAGTAACGGCACTCAGAGCTGCTATTGGTACTAACATGTCAATACGTGAAGAAGATAACTTCTTTAACTTAATTTCATGCCCTGGGTATCCAGAGTTACAACCAGACATGGTAGGCTTAAACAATGAGCGTAACAATACTTCATACATCATTGGTGATACACCATTGAGATTAAACGATCAAGCTACTAGTATTACTAACTGGGCTACTAACGCAGTAGGTGCAACAGGTACAGGCGAAGAAGGTTGGGTAACACGTGATGAGTACTTAGGTGTTTTCTATCCAAGCGGTATTACAACAGACTTGACAGGCGCAGATGCAGTTGTTCCTGCGAGTCACATGATGTTGCGTACATTCTTGCGTAATGACACAGTTGCTTATCCTTGGTTCGCAGCTGCTGGTACACGTCGTGGTACTATTGATAATGCTACAAACATCGGTTACTTAAATAGTTCAACTGGTGAATTTATTACTGTTAAGAATCGTGTATCAATACGTGATGTATTGTATACAAATCAAATTAACCCATTGGCTTACTTCACAGGTCTTGGATTATTGAACTACGGTAATAAGAGTAGCTTTGCTAGCAATACTGCAATGGACAGAACAAACGTTGGAAGATTGATAGCTTATATTCGCTATCAACTACAAATTGCTGCTCGTCCATTCGTATTCGAGCCAAATGATGCATTAACACGTAGTCAAATTACAGGTGTTGTTCAATCACTATTCATCGACTTAGTTGCAAAACGTGGTCTATATGATTACTTGGTAGTTTGTGATGATACAAATAACACTCCTGCTCGTATCGATAGAAATGAGCTATGGATTGATATTGCAATTGAACCAGTGAAATCAACTGAATTTATATACATCCCAGTACGTATATTGAATACAGGTGGAATCGCCGCATTGAAATAATAAATGACCCCTCAGGGGGTCTTTATTTTAAAGATAAATAATATTAAGGAGACAATATAATGGCAACAGCCTCAAATTCACTGTTCAATATGACCGTAGGTTCAGACAACACCCCTAGTTCTCAGGGTTTGTTGATGCCTAAACTACAGTATCGTTTTAGAGCATTATTCTTAAACTTTGGAACAGGTGGTTCTACACAAGAACTAACTAAACAAGTAATGGACATTCAAAGACCTAATGTATCTTTTGAAGAAATCACATTAGACATTTATAATAGTAAAGTATTTTTAGCCGGTAAGCATTCATGGCAAGAGACACAAATCAATTTACGTGATGATGCATCAGGTAATGTTTCTAAACTAGTTGGTCAACAACTACAGAAACAATTTGACTTTGTTGAACAAGCAAGTGCAGCTACTGGTCAAGACTATAAGTTCCAAATCAACTATGAAATTCTTGATGGTGGAAATGGTACATTACTTCCTAACGTATTGGAAGCATGGGAGTTATATGGTTGCTTTATTAAATCAGCAAACTATAATAACATGGATTACAAATCAAATGACCCAGCTACAATTCAATTATCAATTAGATTTGATAACGCAATCCAATCACCATTAGGTTCAGGTGTTGGTACAACTGTTGGTCGTGCATTCGGTGGTCAATCAGTAACAGGTATTTAATAAATGGCGGGATTCTTTCAAGAATTCGCTAGTAGCGTATCTGCTGGCTTTTTTGGCAATGATTACTTGCGTGACTATCAACACGCAAGTAAAACCTTTGTTACTAATGCATACGGATACGCACCAAAATACAAATTCTTATTTCATGTTTACTTTGATTTGAATGAGAGTTTGATAGGATCTTTGTCTGATATGCCCACAGACAGAAACTATGGTTTAGCAGTAAAAACAGTTCAATTACCAAAGTATACGTTTGACCTGCATACAATGAATCAGTATAATCGTAAACGTGTAGTACAAACTAAAATTAAATATGATCCGGTTAATATTGTATTCCACGATGACAATAGTAGTTTAATTACAAAATTATGGCATAACTACTATACATATTATTATAAAGATGGTGAGCAGCCAGATCCAATGGCTACTATCAACAAATCTAATACTGCACTAAAATCACTAAGCAATAACTACAATACACAAGATATTAATCAGAGAAATATATATGAACCTGATATATCAGGTAATGATGATTGGGGATACGTAGGTGAACCAGCATTAACCAGTGCAGGGTATCAAACTTCTAAATTAGGCGGAGTAGTTAAAACCCCGTTTTTTAGGTCAATCAACATATATGGTTTTAATCAACATAATTTTATTTTGTACAGATTAATTAATCCTGTTATTGAAAGTTTTTCGCATGATACATACGATTACTCGCAAGGTAACGGCGTAATGGAACATCAAATGTCATTACAGTATGAAACAGTAAAATATTATGCCGGCGCAATTGACGGCAAAAAACCATCTGAAATCATCACTGGATTTGGTGATTCTAGTCATTATGATACAACTACTAGTCCTATTGCAACACCTGGTAGCAATAGTACTATTTTAGGTCAAGGTGGTTTACTAGATGCAGCTGGTGGATTCCAAGATGCATTGTCTAGTGGTAATTATTTAGGTGCACTTAAAATCGCCGGTACTACATTGAACACCTTCAAAAACCCTGCATCCATTGTTAATGCTGCTAAGGGTGATGCACTAGGTGTTGCGACAAATTGGTTGCAAGGTACGCCAAACAGAAATACACAATTTAATTTCCCAACTGCACAACAAGTTGTCTCAAATACTAACACAGCCATTACTAAAGCAGTAAATACAGCTATAGGTAAATAACATGGCTAATACGATAGATACACCAAATACAGTTAATGATGCTGTAAAATTATTTGATAGTTTTTATAACTATAGCATGGTTGTAGATGGAAATAGATATGAGATTGTTAGATCATATTTTTATAGTGTCACAAATAGTATAAGTGTTGCTAACAACTTTACAACAATGATATTTAGAATTGCAGGGATCACAAATCAAGATCCATTAGAACTGTTATCTTATGTCAAGGGTAAGAGTAAACTTGAAGCCAATGCAATTATGATTTACTATCTAAACAGTTTAAAAAGTAAAACTGCACTTTATGGTTTTGGCGTAGTTCCAATACCCAATGAACCTGTTCAGCGCAATATTGTTATATAATGGCAAATTTTGCACAAGGTGTATTCACTCCTACTCAACCTGAAAAGTATATAGGTAAACACTTACCTAGATATCGTAGTGGATGGGAAATGCAAGTAATGCATTTTTTAGATACTAATAAAAGCATTTCTAAATGGGCTAGTGAAGCTATTGTAATTCCATATGCAAATCCATTGACCGGTAAAAGAGCAAATTATATTCCTGATTTTTTTGTCGTTTACACAAATAAATATGGACATCAAAAAGCTGAAGTTATTGAAGTGAAACCAAAAGCACAAACCTCACTTAATGAAGCGAAAAGTAAACATGATAAAGCACATGCTATTGTTAATATGGCAAAATTTGCCGCGGCAAATCTATATTGTAAGCAAAATGGCTTCACATTTAGGGTTATAAGTGAAACCGATATTTTTCGTAATGGAAAAAGATAAATAATAGTGTAGTTCGCGGAATTGGCGTTCCCAACTACTCTAACGCTATGAAGGAGCAATCAGCAATGATATTTATCAAGAACAAATATACCGATTTGTATTATAAAATAATACAGCATGCAAAAATCCGAAAAATAATACCGAATGAGTATTATGAAAATCACCATATCATTCCCGAATCTTTTTATAAAAATAGAGTTAGAGAAGGCCCAATTGGTTGGTTAGATGGTAATCCCAATGATAAAGTAAATAGGATAAAATTAACTGCTAGAGAACATTTTGTTTGTCATAAATTATTAGTTAGAATGACTGACGGACCAGCTAAGAAAAAAATGATTTTTGGCTTATGGTCAATGTGTCGTGCAGGTTCTAAGCAAAATAGGTATAATATTTCATCTAGGGAATACGCATTATTCAGACAACAGTTTGTTAAAAATATTACAGAAACTAACACTGGAAAGCAAAAGAAACCATTATCTGATGAGCATAAACAAAAATTATCCAACAAGACAAAAAATATACCAAAATCTGAATTGACAAAAAATAAAATGATTGCAGCCTGGTCTGACAGAGATAGGACAGTTAGTGAATCTACAAAAAAATTGTTAAGTAAATCTAGTTCACTATTTTGGAAATCGGATACTGCTAGATATATACAAAGTGTAAAACGTAAAAAATTTTTAGAAAATAATCCGCATGTGGTTGCCGAACAGATTACTAGAATAAATTCTATAAAAATATGTGAGTTTTGCAACAAGTCATCAAATATAGGTAATTACTTTAGATGGCACGGTGTTAATTGCAAACTAAATAAATGATACAGGAGAATTAAAATTACTAAAAAACTCGCAGAATTATTTGAGCTACCGGAAGAAGAAATCGGGGATCTTAAAATCCCTATCCCCGAATATGCTGAAGATGTAACTATGAATGCACTAGATACACTAGAAAAAATAGAAAATGCTCTACCCCAAGTTCGTGGATTAGAGGCAAGTGATATTGAAATGGATGAATTGGCTAATTTAGCAACAAGTAGTTACAAGGATTTATTTGACTTGGGCATGCAAGTGGATAGCAGATTTGCTAGTGAGATATTCAATTCAGCAAGTAGTATGTTAGGACATGCTATTACTGCTAAGACTGCAAAGCTTAACAAAAAGCTTAAAATGATTGATTTGCAGTTGAAAAAAGCACAATTGGATCAAAAAATAGCTAGTTCAACTAAAGAAATCGAAGCTACCCCGGTAGGTGAAGGGTCATTATTGGATCGTAATGAGATACTCAAATCCATATTGGCAAGCAAAAAAACGCAATAAAGATAAATATTATATAGGAATAAAATAATGAAAAGCCTTCGTCATTACTTAACAGAATCAGTTAGAACATATCGTTATACGATTAAGATCGCCGGCGATCTTGATAAGAGCTTTCTCGACATGTTCAAATATAACTTAAACAAATTTGATCCGGTGAAAATCGAAGATCCAAAAACTACACCAGTGCAAAAAGATCCATATGGTTTTCCTGAATTAGAAAATGAATCAGTTACAATCATCAAAGCAGAATTCAAATATCCAGCTACTGAACCAATGATTCAACAAATGGCTCAACTACTAGGTAAAAATGTTAATCAAGTTCGTGTAATTACAACCGATTACAATGATAGTATCAATGCAGAAAATGATAAGTACGCAAATGAAATGGATGCTGAAGAAAAGAAAGCATTATTAGACACCCCTGAATTAGAAGATAACGGTAAAGAAGCTAGCAAAGAATATGCTAATCAATACCTAGATCGTGTTGTTCCAAAGAAACCTAGCATTGATTATCAATTTGATGCTAAACCAACTACTAAATCTGTAAACAAAAGCAAAGAAGGCATTAATACACAAAGTCCAATGAGCAACATGACTAGAC